ATCACCTTCAGTTTCATTCCCATCTGAGTCAGAGCCTTCCCCTTCCTCGGCTTCGTCTAGATGCTGGTCTATCAATTGTTTGGCCAAGCTACTAATGTTTATCTTTTTTGCCTTCTTGTACAGGTCGTCATAGACAGCTTCACCACTCCAGTTCAAATACTTTTGTGAATACAGAGCAGTAGGAATCATTTCGCCAAGTTTGGCCTCGACTAAATCGCCGTTGACGCAATAGTCAACAGCAATATTCCACAGTAGAGGGTCTCTCTTATCACGTCGTCCCATGTGATCATATGCCACGTGGAGCACCTCGTGACCAAACAAGAACTCAACTTGCTTGAGAGGCATGTTATTGACAAATTCGCTGTTGTAGTAAAACCGGCGTCCGTCGGTGGCAGCAGTAGAACACCACTCGTCTGCGTTAATCAACTGCATGCGAGTGGCCAGGTTGCCAAAGAACGGAGCCTTGAGCAAGAGTGCAATACGGGCAGTGATAAGTTTTTCGATTGCCGCCGCATTTACTTTTGGATTTGTGACAGTGTTAACTTTAACATTGTCTGCTACAGTAGATGACATTTGAGCTCCTTTTGTTTATATAAACATTGTAAGATAGGATGGACTTGTTGTCAAGCCCATCCTGTTAGCTCTTATCTGCTGTCTTTGGCACTTGCGGCCAAAATGTACTTGCCAAAACGCTTGTGGAACTCATCAAAGTTCTTGAGCTTGGTTGGTACCAGGGGCAGGTTGAATGTGGTAAGTGCAGTACGAGCACCCATAACAACCAACTCTGTGTTAAAGTTCTCCATCATAAACTTCAGGAAGTTATCTGCCATTGGGTTCCAGTCTTCTGGCTTCGCCTTGTTCTTGAAGTGGTCCTGGAGTTCATAGCACAGGCTCACTGCCAAGGAGTACTGAGCACTCACTTCTTTTGTGTCCAGTGTAGTAACCTTGCCACTCAGGATATCCGCCGCTTTAGGCATCTTGCCTGCAATCTTGCGGTGAGCCATGAACTTGATAGCGATACCTTCACCCACAGTACCTGCAATCAGGTCAGTGAGCTCTTGATCAGTGCCATCGTGATCTTCCAAGAACTGCGATACGAAACTCCATGAACGTGGAGTAGCAAATGCACGTGAGCTTGAACGAGAATCAAATTCAAACAGGTCTTGTTTAGCAAAGCCAACATAACCAATGACCTCAGCATGGACTCCGTTCAAGGTAGCCCAGTTTTCCCAGCTGGTATGATCCACGCGAAGTTCCAAGTGAACAAAACGGTTTGCCAAGGGCATGGGCATGCGATATGTAACACCCTTGTCGCTTTCGCGATTACCTGCGGCAACCATTACTACGTTTTTGGGCAAACGATACTTGCCGATACGACGATTCAAAACCAACTGATACGCCGCGGCCTGCACACTTGGCGCCGCACTGTTCATTTCGTCTAGGAACAGTACAACGATAGGATATTGTGCGGCGGTTTCCTCATCAGGCAAGTCAATTGGGGGAGCCCAATCCATCACGCCTTTGTCCTTGTTAAAAAATGGGATGCCGCGAAGATCCGTCGGCTCCATCTGCGACAGGCGCAGGTCAATCATTAGTCCACCGAGTTCGTCGGTGATGCCCTCAACAAGTTCGGATTTGCCGATACCTGGAGGACCCCAGAGGAACAGTGGGCGTTGCTTTTTAAAGCAGGTTAGAATACCTTTGCGAGCACCGGTTGCTGTTACTGTACGGGTCTCTGTTACGGAAGCGGAAGTCTTAGCCATAAATTACTCCTGAAAATTAACTATTGAAACTCTATTGTATTGCACAACTGCTTTTGTGTCAAGCAGGATCTGCATCTTTTTCCTGAACACCAAAGGTGTCAAGGCATCCAAGTACGAATGGTAGCGGCAGTTCAAGAATCTTTGCAATGCTACGAGCACCGTGGCCATCAATGAACAGTTCTTGGATCTCGTAGGAGCGGGCATCAATCACTTCATCGAGGAAGTTCTCGTTCTGTGGAAATGCCGCGTCCCATTCGTCGGGATCGATTATGTCCATTACCATTTCTTTCATTCTACCCATTTTACAACTCCTTCAACGATTACACAGGCCAACATTAGCCAGATAGGGATCAGCACGATAGCCAAATTTATTAATGCCTGCATTTATGCTACCTTTTCAGTTGCGATATCCAACAGTTCTTCCCAGGCTTCTTCTATAGTGTCAAAGCCACACACATCATAGGATCCATCGTAGAGTCGGACATAGAAGGATCCGTTGCCCGGACTGGCTTCTGTGTCCAAGCCTGCTTCACCCACGTGGGGGATAACTCGCATTGTCTGGTCAGTCATTATGCCACCTTGCGAAAATAATGATAGGGCAGGCCCAGGTCCCAGCACAGGTATTCCCAGTCACCATTGGCAGTGCTGGCATCCATGATCCAGCGCAGGGCAGTTTCGCGATCGCGAGCACCCATGCACATGGTGTTGACTACATGCTGTTCAAACTTAGCCACGGCTTCGGCTTCAGCCTCTTTGCGAGCAATGTCTTCTTGCACCATGATTTCGCCAAGTAACTTGAACTCAGCGTCGAAGTCCGCAAGGGACCAACCAGAAGTGTCGACACCGCGGGGACGAACGCCATATGCATCCTTGTACATATCCCAATAGGTACATTGGGCTTGCTCAAGATCGCTCATCTCTTCCCAGCTTTTGAACTCTTCCATTGTGAACTCCTTTTTACTTACTAAGCCACTATTATACAAGAAATGGGTAAAACGGTCAACCGTTTTACATGCTCCAGTAGGTTTCGGAAGCAGGGTTGCAACACCACGGAGTGTCAGCATCAATCACCACATCCTTGCCCGTCATCAAGTTCTTAACAGTGACCTTGGGCGACTTGTAGGTGTCACGAGCAACAATGTTCAGTTCGTTTTCGCTCCAACCTGCTTTGTTGCACAAACGAGTGCGGGTAGCACGAGCGGCACCAAAGGTCTTGTATGCACGGCTCTTGTTAGGACCGTCTGTAACGATAAGACCAGTACCTTTTGCAACAATTACATAACTCATTTTCGGCTCCTTATTACTTAATATACTTCGTATTATAGGTGAAATGGACTTTTGGGTCAACCGTTTTTAGACAAAAAAGCCCTGTTTTTGAGGGCTTTTTTTGTTGTTTTTACGCAACATTTTTGTCCAAAAACTTGAATACTCTACGTTGCGTTTTTACAACAACAGCATCGCTGTTATTTTGGACCCTAAATTGCTCAATTTTTGCTTGCAATAGCTCGCGGGTTGTATCTTGCAAAGAGAGCTCTTTGTAATACATGGCTTTGTTTGAGCCACAGCCCTCAAAATTGTCCGCAACAATGCGTATGGCTACGGGCTCATATGAGTAAGGTGTTATTTTAACACTTACGTTTACATACAAGATATTGCTTGCTTTTGTATTAAACTGCATGTTGAGCTCCTTTTTTGTTTGTAAGCCCACAGTATAGCAAAACGGGTCATTTGCGTCAACCCAAAAAAAAGCCCTACAATATGTAGGGCTTTTATAGTACAGTTAAAAATCTAATAGGATTTTACCGTTGATGATGTTCAGAGCACACTGCAAGCGATCTCGCTTGAGCCAGTGCATGCGACCCAGTTGGTAAACCTCGGTCCTGAACACCTTGCGTACCTTGGTCTTGTTGCTGACCACAGTCATCCGTCCCCAGCTGGCGTCTTGGAATGTGTAGCGACCATCAGGAGTGAGATAGCTCCACTTGTTGCTCATCTCTGTGTCACCACCCACAGGATCAAACTTGATGGTTTCTGCAAGTGTGCGATTGCTCTTGGCCTCCTCGGTTTTCTGGGCACGGTCAATGTGTCCACCCAGGCTCACTAGGTCGCGACCACTCAAGCCCATCATTTGGCTCCAGGCAATCAACTGTTCCAGCTGATCGTGCTTGTCTTTGTCAAACCTTTTTAGTCTAGTCAGGTCCATACTACACCTCTTGAAATAATTCCGAAAACATTTTGTTCTTGTATACATAGCGATTTTGATAATCGCCAAACAGTTTGGTTTTTTGTTTGTGGCAAGTGGCACACAACACCCTGAGATTATCTTGATCACTATTATCACGATCGCCGTCCCAGTGATCAATTTCTAGCAAGGATGCATCGATGTTGGGTGCCGCACAGGAGAATCCAAGATCCAGCGCACCGTCTCGGTTCTCACATCCACCACGACTTTGCTTGAATATAACAACTGCTTCCTTGCCCACAGTCCTGTGATGCTCACAGAAGGTTTTCCAATCATAACCCCTTGTGCCGTCAAGTTTTGGGTATCTATGGTGATAGCTGACCTGGTGGTTGCAGTCAGGTAACCCGCACTGAGGTGCATATAGTTTATAGGCGGCTGTTTTCATGATTGTTCCTTAATATCAAATAGTTTCCAATGATCATCAAGTGTCCAGTTTGCTAAATCATCAATGGTCTTGCCATTGTATGCTTCAAACTCTGGTGCTATACCCTTCTTGCTCATGCCTGTTACATATCTACGGAATGGGTAGTAGGGTGTATTGTTACTGTCATGCAGGCCTTGTTCGTTTAGCAGTTTATTGTTCTTGCGGCTCACACGGCATGTAGGAACATTCAGTGCTTGATTGATAGTTAATTTGCTGTCTATTAACATATCACGAACTTGTCCTGCGGGAATCACATGCTCGAAGATGCAGTCAGCTGACGCCATGCTCGCACCTTTTTGCTTGTAGTGACTCTTGATGCTGCCTTGGATAGCATACTTGTGGTATCTACGCAAATGGTGATCAATGCTGTCACGTACAAGGCGTGCCTGCATGTCTTCGTCGAACACTTCATTGCGATACATGTTGAGCAAACGTTCAAGTTCTTGTGTGGTAAACTCAAGAGCCTGTTGGTATGCTTTGGCATTACGCTTGACTGTTTTCTTTCGCTTGGGTTGCCAAGACTCAACTGTTTGTTGTGTGCTCATTTTAGTACAAGTCCTTTTGATCAGGAATGAAAGGTGTGCTATTGCTCAGTGTTGGCAATGGATACTGATTCCAGCTCTTGTTGAGTTGTGCCCAAAGGAATGTTCCGCCTGTGTTCCAGTTCTTGCTCATGCGTGAACTTGGTCGAGTATTTGCCGGGAATGAACTATAGTAGTTGGCATGCCAGTTCTTGTATGCATGATGCACATCAGTCCAAAACGAGCTTGCTTCGTTGCCCCAGTCACTACCAAACGTTGTTAGCACGTAGTCTGCTAATTCCATAACCTGCTCGTCAGTGTAGTCAATGCCTGCGTTCTTGGCCATGTCAAACCATGCACACATGATCTCGATCTCCTGCGAATCAATGGCACGTGGTGTTGTAATTGCAGTGGTGTACAAACAGAACTTGCGGATCACATCGCTGGTGTACTTGTCCATCTCTGCCATACGACTGATAGCACCTGGTTGATGTGTGTTGCCAAATTTGTCGTGGGTTACAAACAGATCTGCTTGCTCAAGATACTGTTGCTTGAGGTCTGCCTCAACCCATTTAGTATCTGTGCTTCCATCCACACGCACACCAAGTACCATTTGCATAAACAAGTCAATGGACTCCAGCAAGTGCTTGCCTGCTTTGCTGTTGCCGTTGACAAAGTTCATGCGGATGTCTGCACGGTTCTTTACCAGGTAGACATTGCTGGGCACCTTTACATCTTTTGGATCTTCTTTGGTAATCATTGTAGCAATGATCCAATACACCATTGCAGTGTGTTGTGCATCCCAGCTGGCAAATAGTTTGGTACCCACAGGGTACTGTTTAGCAAGATCACCACCATCTATCACTTCGTAGAGTTTGATAGGATCTGCTTGCACTTCGCGGAAATTTTTAAGTATCTCAACTACCCAGCCAAGATCAAGCAGGCGTTGGATAGTGATGTCAATAAAGATATCACTCATTGGTGTTAGTCCTGCCTGTACTAACTGTAGGTCTGAGAACTTTTTCACGTGAGGATATTTCTTAGCAAAGTCTTTGCATGCGCCTACAAGTTGGGCTCGGATGCCAGACTGCTTTAGTGCTGGAAGGTTTGAGATCGTGTCGTTGAACCGTTTGTTTAGATCAACGTAGATTGAACCGGTTTGTTGGTAGCGAGCATTTTGTTGTGCGGCATAGGTTGCTGCCATTGTTACTACTCGCTTGACTGCTTTTTTAGTGCCCACTGTTTTAAACATGGATGTGGCTACTGCTGTTGTCATTGATTTCTCCAAATTGTGATTGCACCTAGTTTTAGGTCTAGGCAAAATTTTGTAGCACCATCGCTACAGGAGTCAGTATACAACAAAAAAAGGAATCTGCCAAATAAAATGGACAAATTCCTTTTCTAGTACTAGAGTTTATCGAGTCTGATGGCGGTATTCGCGCTTGAGCCAGTATTTGTAGCGGTTCCAATACTCTTGTAGGCTATAGGGCAGTTGGCCAAACTCTTCATGCTCACGGCAGTTCTCTCGCCACACATTGTCTAACCATCTACGAAATTGGGACTCTTTCATAACATCTCCTATACAATAAAGGCAGCTAACATATCAATTGATTTTTTATGTTGTTCAAGTTCTTCTGGTGTGAGTGGCACCGCCTTTTGTCCGTGCTTGGGTGCATAACCTTCTTCTGGCAGTTGTTCGGTCAATGTAAGCAACATACGATAGTGTTCCCATGCCTGTCGAACAGCAACAGAATCGGCACCAGACGCCGCAGTCGGCGACAGATCCATCCACAAGTAATCACGTGGCACACTCACACCAGCACCAATGTTGTTGGCACGTGGTTCTAGGATGCGACCTGAGTTGAACAATTCTAATCCCACACGTTCACATTCTGTTTGATCCAGACCCTGTAGGTAGCCACGACGGGTTAGGTATTCTGCTATTACTCCTCGCACATGATCTTCTGTTTCCATGCGAGTACGTGCAATGATAACCAGCACGTCTTCTAGTGCAACTTCACTGCGTACGATACTACCAAGGCAACGACCAAAACTAAATCCAATTTTCATAATATGCTCCTAAATGTACGCCAATCATCTATGTTTGGCTTTTCGTTGGCGTCATAAGTCCACCCGAGTGCTTTCATCAGGCGATGCTTTACACGCAGATTGGGACTGCGAAATCGTTCACAGTCTTGGAAACCCATCATTACTCCAATTTCAACCACAGCACCTGACCTACAGAGACCAGCGGTACAGTGTACTACCACGTTCATGTGATTGTCTAATGCATGTTGTAACAATCGAACCAGCTCTGCGGCCTGCTCATCGCTGATTTTTGCTTCTTCGGGGAAGCCGTCTTGATCTTCTGCATCTAGAAATTCAAATTCGTGTGTTTCTTTAAAACTGTATTTTGGCGTTGGTCTATATCCGCCTGCTGGATCAAAGATTCTGATCAGTATGCTGTTAGCACCAGCGTCATGATGAAAGCCTGTTGAGATGTCTGTTGCGGCTGCATTTTCAATCCACATAAGTATCCTCTGTAGTTGGAGCAACGGGAGGGATTTGAACCCCCGATTTTCGGGATTTGCAATCCCGTGCATTGGGCCACTCTGCCACCGTTCCATTATTTGTAGTATCTTTCTAGTAGTTCTGAATGTACAGAACCACCAAACAGTCCTGGTGCTTTTAACAGTTCGTGTCCACTTGCATTCACTACAGACATTTGTCCATGTATGCCTGGGCCACTAAACTGTACCTTACAATCGCCGTTTACCAAACGATTGTTTCCTTTACCTTGTTGCATGTCGTGGATTCTTTTATCAAACCCTTCTTTACCCCAAGTTAAAAACTCTTCATCATCTCTGAGGATGTAAACTGAATCTGTTTTATGGACAAACTCACAATGGAATTTGTCCAACGATGTACTAGGACTCGGCAACTTCCAGTCTACTAAGAAGCATGGAAGTTTTAGCATATGGGCAGAGTGCGCCATGCCGCCTTCGTAACTGATAATTGCCTTACAGTGTTTTGCCAGTAATTCAATTTTGTTTTCTAAATCGTGAGATGCATAGGACAGCATGTCTACAGTTATTACATCGTATCCTAAGCTCTTCACATACATGAAAACTTTAGCCCAATACTCCAGCGGCCTAGCTCTACACCATGGCCACTGATTGGGTTCTGCGGGATTAAGTTCGAAGCTTGCCGCAATGGCAATACATTTCTTTTCCTTATTGTCCCGTACTTTAATCATTTGTCTATTTACATAGATGTATTCTGGACGATAATAATCTGTGAAAAATTTTATGGGCCAACCTAGGTTGTTGAAGTTTCCGTTTTCTTCCGTGTAGTTGATGGTCAACAAATCATTTGGAATACGAAAAATCTTCTTGTATAAAGTCAAACTATCAAAAGTGTTATGGTCATTGTTCACATACAGGTTTACCTGCGGTGGAGCATTTGCTAATGCTGACAATAAACATAAGTTATCGCCTAACCCCACACAATTAGTATTGTTTAACTGTACGTCTATCTTTTCCATTTACATAAGTATCCTCTATAGTTGGAGCAACGGGTGAGATTTGAACTCACGGTTTTCGGGATTTGCAATCCCGTGCATTGGGCCGCTCTGCCACCGTTGCAAATTTATCTTTCGTCTCGTATTTTTTTCAAATACTCGGTTCCGACTTTACCTTGCTCTACTTCTAGTAGTGCAGTGACACTTGGCCCATGGGTAGTGACTATCTTGGGTGCGTGGCCACGTTTTAGCTCTCTGACTCTGGTGCTCATGATCAGCACTAGATTAAACAAGCCACCAACTTTTGCTCCTGCTTCTTGCGAGGTTCTACCGGGCATATAATTCCTTTAAAATTTATTGTAACATTATTTCTACACAAAGTCAAGTACTTATTCATGGCAGAGAGTAAGGGATTCGAACCCTTGAGCCGGAGTTTTTGCCCCAGCTGTCTTCTTAGCAGGAAGGTGGTTTCAGCCGCTCACCCAACTCTCTATAAATTTGGTGCCCCGTGACAGAATCGAACTGCCAACTACTGATTACAAAACAGTTGTTATACCACTTAACTAACAGGGCGTATTGGCGGAAGTAGTAGGATTCGAACCCACGGACCCTTTCGAGCCTTCAGTTTTCAAGACTGCTGCCTTAAGCCATGCTCAGCCATACTTCCATAAATTTTTACTGGCCGGTCCGGAGAGATTCGAACTCCCGACGCCTGGTTTCGAAGACCAGCACTCTTCCACTGAGCTACGGACCGATAACTGGTAGTAGAGGTGGGACTCGAACCCACGATAAACAGCGTATGAAGCTGGTGCATTAGCCGCTATGCTACTCTACTATAAACTGGTGCTCAAGTACAGAATCGAACTGTCGATTGCTCCTTACCATGGAGCCGTTATGCCACTTAACTACAAGAGCCTGGTGCGTGATGAGAGATTCGAACTCCCGGCATCCAACGAGTCAAATTGGCACTCTACCAACTGAGTTAATCACGCATGGTCTCGCCAGGAGGAATCGAACCTCCGTTTTAACCTTAGGAGTGTTTTGTTCTATCCACTGAACTATAGCGAGCTGGTACCCTACCTCTGATTCGAACAGAGAGAACTTCTCCTTTTGAGAGAGATGACTTTACCAATTTGTCCAGTAGGGCATTGTATGGTGCTACCTCCTGGAATCGAACCAGGCACACCCTGCTCTTCAGGCAGGTGCTCTACCAACTGAGCTAAGGTAGCATTTGTTTGTTTGGAGTATATTTTCATATAAATATTTTTGCTATGAATATGTACTTTCAAAAGTTAGATTTTAAGGTAAGTCCTTGCGACATAGATTTTACGACCTTTAAAGGGACTTACGACTATGAATACGGAAATTCAGATTTTACACTTAAATTTTATTTTATTCATGATGATCTGAAAGCTAGAGTAAAACAACTTTTTTCAAATTTTGTAGAAGTAGCACCCAATCAAATCAGATTTGTTGAAGCCACAGGATCAGAAGGTGCGATTATACCTCCGCACAAAGATCATCTGCTGTCTAGCATAAACTATTATTTCTGTGCAAGTGGGGCATCTACTCTGTGGTACAAAACAAAAGATGATATTGTGTTTGGCCGGGCAGCAGAATATGAAAGCGATCAAATCGACCTACAAGATCAATTTACTGCTGTTAACGGAGACTGTTACCTGTTTAATTCTAACCAGGTGCATTCAGTTATACTAGGGAACGGCACACGAAGATTCCTACAGATACAGTATGGCACACCATACGATGAGCTGTTTCAAAAACTTGTGACATTTAAAATGGCAGAGGGTAAAGGAATCGAACCTTTAATAGCGGAATCAAAATCCGCGGTTATACCATTTAACTAACCCCCAACAGAACTGGCGCAACCGGAAGGATTTGAACCTCCTACCCCAACGTTCGTAGCGTTGTGCTCTATCCAAATGAGCTACGGCCGCAAATTATAAAAGATGTATACCAGCTAATACTTTTTCAAATGATTCATTAAACAGCAGTCGCATCACCAGTCTGGATTTACCTACGCCAACGTCAACATTGTGTGGAACATGCGTATTAAGCAAATAGAAGTCGCCAGTCTTTGCAACAAAGGATCCAACTTTTTCTAATTTTTCTATAGGAAAGGCAAGCAAGATCGTGTTGTCTATGGATGCTTCATCTTTCCACTTATAAAAAAACGTTTCTTCGCTGTTGGTTTCTAAATAAAAATTTAGTCCTGTTGGTGTTGTGTCCAGGTGTGGCAGCACGTATCCTGTGACTGCCAACACATGTGCCTCTATGGGCATGATATCAAATTTAACTTTTTCCTTGAGAAGTTCCCGTACATATCCTATATCAGGAATACTGTATTCCGTGTACACAGATCCATCTGTTGCATACGCAGATCCTAATAGGCGTTTTAGGTCAACATCAAGTAAAGTTAAATTTATTTTTTGGAACATTTCATATCCTTGCTGAAACGTATTTAACTTGTAGATATTGCATAGATTGAATTTGTAAGCCTACGCCGCGTTTATCGTAGATTTATTCAGGACTTACCGGCCGCCTAGCCTGACCTCGAGCACGATGGATATCACTTGGGATCCGTCCAGCGTAGTCTCCTTTACAGACCTCCGCGGTTCCCCGCGGGTGGGAGTTGAACCCATTTGCCTTTTACTGCTTTGGTCCTTCGAAGAAACCTAGACAGCGTGACTTCACTTGCTGACACTTACAAAACTTGGAGCGGGTAGGGAGAGTCGAACTCCGCGATCTTCAGCTTGGAAGGCTGCTGGTGGCCCCATCACCTGTCTACCCGCATATATGGTCGGAGTACAAGGATTCGAACCTTATACTCTAAATTGGTCTCGGTAGCAGGAATCGAACCTACGCTCAAACGTCCCAAACGTCTAGTGATACCATTTCACCATACCGAGAAAACTAATTGGTAGCTCGTGACAGAATCGAACTGCCGTCTGATCCGTGTAAAGGACCGGCCCTACCATTAGACGAACGAGCTATATTTGGTGGAGGATGGGAGGATCGAACTCCCATAAACAGCTTGCAAAGCTGCCGTAATCCCATTATACTAATCCCCCGGAAACTTTATTGTATGCTAACAGACGTTCACTGTCAACACTTTCGGATGATTTGAATTGCTTGTACAACAACATCAAAATTCATGTGCAAGGATTGTGCAATCTGATGCGCATCCAGATTTCTGTCCAACAGCTCTCTTACTTGATTGATGATAGTACGTGTCATTGATGTAACTCCTTGTACTATATACAACGCCTGTGAGTGCCATTGCGTTGACAGCCATGGTCTAAATTGGCGTACCCCCAGAGACTCGAACTCCGACGAACGGTTTTGGAGACCGCTATGCTGCCATTACATCAGGGATACATTGATTGGCTCCACAGGGTGGGCTCGAACCACCGACCAAATGATTAACAGTCATCTACTCTACCGACTGAGCTACTGCGGAATGAAAAATTGGTTCCGAGGGCAAGATTTGAACTTGCGGCCAATGGCTTATCAAGCCACTGCTCTACCCCTGAGCTACCCCGGAATAATACCATATAGAAACACACTTCGGATACTGTACTAAACAGAAACTATCCACCACAGGCCATCCTGCTGAAATGTGTTTTTATATGGTAGGGGCACAGAGAATCGAACTCTGATTAATAGGTTAAAAGCCTACTACTTTAGCCGTTAAGTTATACCCCCGACATCTTATCACTCTTGTCACTATTCATGACAGATCTCCTTTTAAAATTAAAAATGCTCTGCGAACCCCGGTGGTAATTATACCGCATCAGAAATTTGGTCAGGTTGCCCCAATTAGTCTTTCATCACACACGGCCTCCACCCACTTCCCGACGGGTTCCGTTCTCGCATTGCCAGCGGCCTTTCGGTAAAAAGACTACCACCCTTGAGAGTCACCTCACTTCTTATCCTGCGGGTCACAGTATCCGCTAACCAAGCGGAACGTTAGGGAGAGAGCCAGGTTGCAGGACCTAGTGCCTCTTGCGAGGGAAGTATCCAGGCGATATGGCTCTCAAACTTGGCGCCTCGTAGGGGTTTCGATCCCCTTACCTCGACAGTGACAGTGTCGCGCTCTCCCAATTGAGCTAACGAAGCAAATATGGTACACGGTACGGGAATCGAACCCGTCTTACAAACGTGAAAGGCTTGTGTCCTAACCGATAGACGAACCGTGCATGAAATCTTGTTGGGTTGAAGTACCAGGATCGAACTGGTGATAGCGGAATCACAACCCGCGGTTTTGCCACTAAACTAACCTCAACATTGAATGGTGGAGACGGTAGGAATCGAACCTACGGTGTTTCTGATGTCACTGATTTACAGTCAGCTGCCTTCGCCGCTCGGCACACATCTCCATATTAAAACATACTACAGGAACTCCACAGCAATCACAGGACCGTCTCCTGCTAGGTCTGCTTCGTCATTACAGTTCAGCATTGTTCCACCGTGTCATACTTGGGTTTCCCCTCAACTTTCATGCACATGATAGCGAGCCAGCCCGTCAGCTGGTGTAGTACTCTCTATCATGCACCTAGCGGTGCTGTCAACCTCTAATACATTTTAATATGGTGCTCCGGGTCAGACTCGAACTGACACACACAAGGTACTGGCTTCTAAGACCAGCGCGGCTACCAATTACGCCACCGGAGCAAATGTTACAACAAATTGTAAAAGAACCATGTTCGTCTGCATGGATATGCAGTGTTATTAGCAACACGATGTTTGCTACAGTTCCACAAGTATAACATCATTTGGATAAATGTCAATTACTTTTTTCAACTGTTGTAAAAATACTACACTGGTGTTTGCGTCCGCAACCTGCCGCCTGGCGATTCACAGTCGCTTAGGCTTGGCCATCCAATGTAGATAGTAAAGTGCTCTACATGAGCATGAGCCCACTGGTCACCTTGCTTGTGACAAGGCTAGAGAACACTTTACTATAACTGGATTTTACACATCAGCGTTGTCGCCACTGACTTACCATCCCCAGTTCCGCCCACATTAAGCCCATGTTTTGAGTGCAGGCAGGGTCGCGTTCCCTCACACTTTCTAACTTTTAAAAACAAAAAACCCCAGGGTTTTTAATCCTAGGGTCCTTGGAGTTTGCGTTTAGTTAGTTGTTAACTATACATGGTCTCCTGGACCCTTGATTCCTGTGGTGTGCGATCATTACTAATCTCAGTCGCAGACCACAAGGCCACTGGCATATTATAGCCTAGTGAGCATGTGTGTTTGCTAAAGAGAGAGAATGTTTGCATTTTAATAACTTTTCTTTTTTATAGGCTGCTTTTGCAACCTATGTCGTATTGTATATTTATTTAGCCTTGCTGTCAACCTGTTTTGTAATTTATTTATGGATTTTTTTCAAACCCATATCGTTGCTACCAGGCGTACCATCTAGATTCGAAACCCAGTAACGTTCGTAGCCCAGTAATTCCAACTGGTCTGCTACATCATTGAGCACAACATGTTGTGACGGGTTGCTGAAAGCATATTCAAATTCAATGTTTTCTATCACAAGGCCATGCTGTACCATTCCTAGCACACCAGGCATAATATACACTTCATGTCCTTCGGTGTCGATCTTAAGACGTCCAATTGATTTTATACTGTACCTGTCACATAAGCTAGAGAATGTGAGTATTTCAACAGGATCAATTTTTACTGTACCCAATCCTAGCGTTGTTTTTTTAAGCAAGACATCGCGTTGGGTAGGATGGTAGTCACCAACTGAGTTGCACCCGTTTAAAAATCCCCAGTCAGCTGGCAACTGATTTCTGATCACATCTTCGGGTATATAGTATACCTGGCTCTGACCATTATGGCTGCCCACTGCGGCATAACACTTGGTCACATGTGGAACAACAGGCAATTGATCAAGATAAGGTGCTACTGGTTCGACCAGCAGTATCTGTGGTTTGTTTGTTTCAGTGATGTGATCACAGCTGGTACCCCAATTTGAAGTTCCAATATCAACATAGTCGTAGTGCATTTTATATTTCCAGGTTATTCAAAAATTGTTCTAGATTGCCTGCATGCAGTTGTAACATGATTGCATCCTGTTCGCCAACTAATTTGATTGCATTTCTGCTGACCAAACAGTAAGGTGCAGTCATCATGTGGTCAAGTTGTAATAGTACTTGGTTTGACATGCGCTTGTCAACCTTGATGTTCCAGGCCGGCATGTTACAGTGTTTGATTACCCAGGCATACCCACCATTGGTCAGTCTGAGACTGTTTGGGTTTAATACGTTATGCCAGAGGCTATGACGAAATGATTCTTGGGTATGCTCTCCACCCTTGAACGTAGGAGGCACAGGGGCGATGCTGGCGAAGTGTCGCTGCCACTGTGCCTGTTGACTATGACTTGGGATAGATTTGGTCACCTTGTTTGAGTATCACTACACTAAATTTGTCGGTCTTGAACAGGGCATTGAGTTTCTTGGCCAAGTTGATTGCATGACCTGGATTTGAAAAACTTACTTTTTTATACTTTGGGCCTGGGTATGCAACCAGTACATTCTGGTTCTTGAGGTTGATTGGTTTGCCATCGTAGAAAACCGCCCAGATGCCTTCAGAGCTCAATACTTGTTCACTCTTGTAGTTGCTCTTGTTCACGTACTCTAGGAGTACATTGGGTTTTGGTCTACTCATTATTGATCCTAACTTGTATATTATTTATGAGATAAAGTGGGTATATTATTTAAACCCGCCACCATCCATAACAACTTCAACTGTGGCGTTTCCTGCTTGTTCTAGCTGTTGCACAAGACTGGTATTTTGTGCTAGAACTGCAAAAATATCACTGAGTAGATTGTTAGCATCAACTGCGGTAAGTCGCAGTTCTGTTTTGTGTGTTTGATTCATTGCACGTACACGGTCGTTGAACATCTGTACATGATAAGCAAGATTATTCTCCATTTGCAATTCCTTGTTGTTCAAACATCTGTTCCTTGGTATGGAAAGGTCCTGCAAATTCATACCGCTGTAGTGTGATCAGTTTAGGACAGAATGCTCTGGTCCAGGTACTGTTGAACTTAACAATGTAGTAGCCTGCGCAGAAATAGCTTTTGCTTTTCACACCCTTGGTAAAGATTGGCAGTCTGCGTGTTACATCATAGAGTTTGTTGAAAGGTTTGAAGCCACTGGGCCAGCCGTAGACTTCGTGGTCTTCTGACTCTGCTCGGGGTTTGCGTTCGGTTTTGTCAAACACAATGTTGTACTGACTCTTTAACATCTTGACTGTGGGAAATGTTTCACGTTTGTTCTCGTGAACATAGGCAAAGCCGCCTTCGTCAATGGCCTGGATGGTAGCAATCTTTTCTCCGTCTTGTTCTACAATCCAGAATTTGTTTTTAATCACTGGACGAGCTTTTAGTTCAGTCATGTTCACCGGTGTCCTCTCCAATAAATTGGTAGCTGATTTCATTTTTAGTTTCCTTTTTTGTTTCGTATTCTGCTATTCTCCTGGCATCTTCTGTTGCACGTTTGCGTTCGCATGGTTTGCATGTGGTCTTGATCCAGACGCTGTGAGTTTGTTCGCCAGGGTTGCCACATGTTTCGCAAGTGATAGCACTCATGCTTTCTGCCATACTAACAAGTCCGCGAATGTAGTCATCGCCGCCTGTGTAGTAGAAGCGCAGTGTACCAAACTTTTCTTTGACCTGGTCCAAGATCACCTGTGGTACTTGTTTGTACTGAGTGTATTCTTTTTCAACATTCGTGTTGTTCCAGTCAATGTGATGTTGGATATTGCTCATGAGAGAATTCAAGATGTTGTACCATCCATCACCGCATTCAACGCCCCAACACATGCAGGTCTCAGTCACAGCGCCGTTACGGTTCACCATCATCAGTGGATACTTCTCGCACAGCTTTTGGTCTAGTTCTTGTTTCATATGATCACCATTTGGAAACGTCAGTAACATCGGTTTTAATTTCAGTGCTATCTCCGGCCAGGTCAAGAGTGAAACGCAGATTCATGCTCTGGCCAATGCCTGATTCGTTGCTGATATGCAATTCAAAATCGTTGATGTCTTTGAAGTGTTCAGCCATCTCACACATCTGTTTGATCTGCTTGCGTGTGAGATGTATCACTGTGGGTGTGGAATATTTCGTTGGTATAAAGTCTTTTTCTTTCTTGCTCATTTTGCGTCTTTCATAATATTAACAATCTTTTCTTGTTCTTGATTAAACCGAATCCATTGATTCTTGATACCATCCCAGAACACCATCTTGAACATGCCACCAGCTAGAATCACAAGTGCAATGCTATACAAGACTCTCTCATGGGTACTGCCAGATTCGACTCCGATACCTGCGCCAAGAAAGCACATGCCCAGCATCCACCATTTTTGCCAAGCATCAAACTGACGCCACTGCCATTGTAAAAAATACCATACCTTCATGTTAGCCTCCATAGTACTCAATTATTGAGTCCAGTTGCCTTATTAGAATCGTATTCTTGGCAACATCTTCTGGATGTAGCCAATACCCATCTGGATTATCGTCAGTCTTGGGATTTTTCTTCCACTGCTTGAGTTCCGTTTTCAAGTAGCCGCGATGATTAATAAGACTGGCAAGTGTGATCTGATCCGCGGCTTCCCAGGGAATAGTGAATCCTTGTGCTTGGTCTTTTTTGCTCATTTTAATCCCAGTATCCATTTAACCAGCACACGAGACTCTGCTTCGTTTGCTATACCGCCTGGCATGGGCATAGTACCCCATACACCACTGCCGCCGCCTACAACTTTCTTAACCAGTTTGTCTTCTGCGGCTTTGTCACCGGCATACTTCTTGGCAATATCTTTGTATGAAGGGCCAAGAATCTTGGCGTCTACGCCATGACAGCTCAAACAACCCTTGCTCGCGGCAAGAGTCTGCGGGTCAGCGCCCTGTGCGCTGCCACTGCTTAATACCAACGCAAATAATAATGCTGATAAATTGTTCATGATTAATCCTTCCATTTACTATGAACCCAACCCAACACATAGAGATCGTTTTCAATCTCTTCCGTTACAGTACCTTCTGGTACGAACCCTTTTGCTTCAAGATTTGCACTGCCGTCGTCCTCGTCGTCATCACTCATGTGATTTCCTATACCAGAGCAGTACCAGTCAATATAGTCGCCCTTGCCCTGCAGATCTGCGACAATTCCGCCTGCAGAGCGCCAGCTACATGACCAGTATTCGTCCTTGAGGATAGTAATTATTTCACGCTTCTGCCAACGCATGTTGCACAGTGCGGCATAAAGATTCTGTGCATAGCCATCACTGCGACACTTTTCAATTACCCAGCGAGTGGTACGCAGATCCCACTCTAGATTGTTTTCACGCCAGGCTGGATCTACTTCTAATTCATCTGCACGAGCTTTCCAGTCATCGTAGAACTTGATCATACGTTGTACTTCTGGATCGTCTAGGCTCTTGCCTGCTTCAAGAGTTCGTTGGATGTAGCCTTCTTTTTGGAAGGTGCCGCGGTCTGGGCTGGATGCTAATTCAATCATGCGTAATCCTTTGAGAGAGCATCCAGCACATCTTGCCGATCTTGGTTAATATAGCACATGGCCACGTGCAACATTTGGTGAGCATGATCAATGTCGTGTGGAATAATCAACAAGCGACCTTCTTGTAGATCTTTTAGTTTTGCTTCTAGCTCATTCATGCTACAACTGCCTCTGGATATGCGGCACTCAAGAACTCTGCATAGTTCTGTGCCTGTTCGCCAATCTTCACAAGATCATGCTTGCCGCAAAACTTCATGAACTTGATACCAATCTGTGCAATGTCCTTGGGAGTACTGCCTTCAGCGATGGTTTGTGCAATCTTGATCTTGACATCTGCTGGTTGTGCTCGAAGGTCCACCAGTGTCACATTGCGTTCATAGTCATCCAACACACGATGTTCATCGCCATTGTGGTCCACCCAACGTTGCAACATCATGTTGTTCCAAGAATATCCTTTCTTGTCCATGTCAGCAAAGGCTTCTTGCAATCCAACTTTCTTGCTGGAGCCCTTGGTACGCACACCTGGAAATGCACTGAACACATTGTCAGTGGGATCTCCACGCATGCACTTTTCAAACAGGATCCATTTAGGATCAGGTATCACTTTAGATTCCTTGGTCTTCTTGTCGATCACCAACTTGCCCTTCTTGTCCAGGATACCTTTTAGTGTGTGCAGTTCATCACTGATACCGTTGTACTGATTAACGTTTTCTGCCAGCAACTGATAGAAGTCTGTGTCTGAACTCACGATAGTGTGGTGATCATCGGGATGGCTCTGTATCCAGCCCGCCACTAGATCATCTGCTTCGAGGTTCTCGTGACGCAGTACTGTGCAGTTGCTTTTTTCTACAAAGAATGTTTTAAGGTCATCAAAGGCTTCCCAGAACATCCGATCTTCTTCTTGTTCACTTTCAGTAAGTGCGGCACGAGCCACAGCACGATTGGCCTTGTAGGGTTTGTAAAAGTCCTTGCGCCAGCTACGACCTTCGAGGCAGATGACCACATGGTCTGCCTTTTGATCGCGCCAGGCTTTGTAGATGCTGGCAAGTGTTACATGGATAGCAAAGCCCACTCGTTCTTCACTCGTGGCCGCTCTATGAGCACTGTGCCTAGCACGGAAAAATGTATTTGCTGTATCAACGATTAGATAGTTCATAGAGTAATAATAGCATATTATTTACCCCAGGTCAACCACTGTTTTCTCGTTTATTTAGAATTTTGGGTTAATGTACCATTCTTCGGTATAACCATCACGTAGCCAAAAACGACTGCGATCAGTTCGAGTAAGTCTATCTTTGTACTCGTTTTTGATCACACTACGAACCACGTGTTGCATAACACCATTATAGGTTCCTCGGCACTCTTGGTTGACGCTGTAGAATGATCTGGCACTGTTAGAAATAAAATCTAGATAGGTGTTCAATGACTCTTTATCCATTTCGGGCATGCTGTCACAGTTCACAACCAGATCAAACTGGTCAATGCGATGAGGAATCTGTTCAGGAGAAATAAACTTCACAGCAGCTTCATGGCTTTCGTTTGGCAAGCTGATATTTTCTGCTCCGATGTTTGCAGCCAATTGGTACGCTTGGCATGTGGCCACACTGGGAATGTCTACCATGAATAGATTGGTAAATCCAAGTTTATGCAACCAGTATGCGGTAAAACCGGCACCACCGCCAATTTCTAGTATGCGTGTTTCTTTAGGATATTTTTCTGTTATCTTGAGTGCAATGTACAAGGACATCAGATCTCGGTCGCTGAACAGTCCCCTAGAGGTTTTTATACCCCATAGACCGCCTTGCCACCGTGGTGCAACTATGGTATTAGGAGCACTTTGCAGTAGAGTATCCTCGGCTACGGCCAGAAACGAAGCACCTTGTTCATGATTCTGTGGACTGATTACTCCAACATACTCCATAACGCCTAAAAAAACATCCCAGGTTCGAAGCAGTCGCATTTCTTGTGCCTTGGGATATTCTTTCATGATTTCTGTTTCTCCACTGCCTTGACTGATGCCATGCATGAGAGGACTCTGGTGCATGAGGTTCAGATGCTCATGTGCTTGTTCTAGTTCTCCATTGCGCATCCAGTCCAGGAAGAATTGATGTTGTTGAACAATGTCTCCCCACATGTGTCCAGACTCTTTAAGCCATTGGCTGGATTTAATAAATGCAGATAAGCGTTTCATCAACACAGGATCAAACTCTAGATCACCTGCTCCCCAGGCACCCGTGGGCTCATAAGGAATTTTTTGTTGTGGTGAATTACGAGTGGTCCAGGTCATATCTCGAGTGAGATATACTCTATAATCGTCCTGATCAAAATTCTTTGTTTTAATATGAGTGTGTAGTGTGTGCGTCATCAGCTGACCTCGGTTCTGCCACCACCTAGATTTCTGCGTGACACGCGATTCTCTGGAGTTTGGTTTGCTTCCCATTGTTCAAAGTTTTCCATGAGAACATTACGGCAAATATCCTGGAACCATTGATCCACAATCTGTGCATCATCCTTGCCCTGGTAGCCGGCCTTCATGAGCTTGGACACAAAGATATCGTTCCAATCCAGTTCAAATGCACCATTCTGCACATTGTCGGGATCTAGCTCAACACTGACCACGCTAACATATGGTTCGCCTTTTTTAGTAGCGGCCGCTTTGGCACTGGCACCAACCTTGAGTTTTGGTTCTGCAGGTTTTTTAACTGGTGCAGTTTTTGCAGCCACTTTCTTGGCAGGAGTTTTTACAGCAACAGGTTTTTTAGAAGTTGCCATTATTTGCCCCAGCCATTGCCCCATAGATCCACATGCAAGCGGGGACTGTAGTAGTAACCACGTTTGAGTGCTTCGTCTGCCATGCGCACACGATTGGTGTTGTAGCTTTCAAGTGTGCCGCCAACTGGCATGATGTATACAGGACCCAAGAAGCCACCACCACGGTACTCGCTCACGGCTTGATCGACTTCTGCAAAGTCTTCAACCTTGTCAACAACAAATTTAAGATAGGTAATACCAATTTCTTGATACTGTTTAATCACGTCAGGTTGAATTGCTTCCGACCATTTTTCGCCACTTACACTGAGTTTAGGACTCACACTAAAAGTCATTTCTCTCCATTTACCAATATGGCTTTCCATGAAGTCTGGATCCATGTGCCAGTTCTGGATCCAGCCGTGAAAGTCTTCATCCAGCATCTGGGTACCATTGGTCTCAAATGTAATGTCAGCCAGGGTTCTCAGACCAGGATGTTCCAGTAGTGCAGGATAGTTCTTTTGCCAACCTAGTAAAGGTTCACCTCCGGTGATCACAAGATGCACATGATTGCCGTTGGGCTGTTTCCAGTCACCGTTAGGCAACAAAGACAACATACGAACAGCAATAGCATCATTGTCCATGGATGGACTGAATTCTTTGAACTTTGGATCCCATGATGCATAGCTGTCACAGCCTGTGGTTACCAGAGGCAGGTCTTCAAATTTCTGATATTTGTCTGGACTTGCACGTACAAGTTCCAGTACCTGCTCACGTTCTGTGCTGACTTCACCTGGCTTGCAACCAAATCCAGCACATTTGAAGTTACAACCAAATGTGCGCATGAACACACTGGGCACTCCTACAAAGCGTCCTTCGCCTTGTGCTGAATAAAAAAGTTCGCTGATTTTAAATTTCATTTTAGAATTTCCTTAGATACTTTATTGTATAGATTGTCAAAGTTATTGTCTAGCCAGTCATCTACCGTTTGTGGATTCCAGTCTGGAATGACTTTCTTTAGCTTATTTAGGTTTGCGGAGCTCTCCCATTGATATTTCTCTACCATGTGTTCGGGCATGGGTACAACCATTATCTGTGCATTTTCCACGCCTACCTTGCGTTGTATGCTGGTAGCAATATCTTTAAATGTGAGTTGGAGGCCTGTGCCAACATTGTAAACACCACTAATTTGTGCTTGTTTCAATTTCATTATTGCATCAATGCAATCGTCAACACTGATAAAGTCACGTGAACCCAGGCGACCTTGGTGCGACCACACAGTGAGCCTACGCTGTGTGATTGCTTGTTCAACATAACGGCGTATAGGACTTGGTTGTTGCTTGTGACCTTCGTTGCGTCCATATACGTTGAAGAAACGCACACCAATTACTGGCACTGTGAATTCTTGTACAGCACACCAGTTGTCCACAGCTAACTTGCTTACACCATATAGGTGTTGTGGTTGCACAGGTCCCCATTCAGAACTACCATTCCATGGTCCGTAGATACTGGCACTAGAAGCATAGGTAATTCCGCAACCGTGTTGTTCAGCAAAGTGAATCCAGTGTTGAGTATCTTCAATGTTTTTGCGAACAAGATCATCCCAGTTGTCTGCAATAGTTTCACTGATTGCACCCATGTGAAAAACCCATTCAATAGGTTCTTGGGCAGTCCAGGTTTTGCCGCGATCTGCCCAATCCATGCTGTGTACCTTGTGCCCATGATCCACAAGGTATTGTTTAAGTTCGCTGCCTATAAAGCCGCGATCACCGGTTAGTATTATCATCTTCCCTCGTCCAACCACGGCCACGTTCCCGCTGGTGCCGTTCTATAGTTGCCACGGCCCGGAATTGTATGTCGTACACCACCCACCGGATCCTCGACGTCACCCTGGCGACGGGGAATAAGATGGATGTGAGGCCACGGCACAGTTTGACCTGCACTTTCGCCGTAATTAAATCCAATGTTGAAACCATCCCACTCTCCTGCATTTACTTGATCAATTCCATGGTTAATAGCATCCATGACTGCTTCTTGTAGAATATCTACTGTGTTGTATTGTGGAACAAACAACATGTGCCCTTCGGTGCATGGATACTTGTCTAGGTACACTGTAACATGAAAATCTTCACGTACCACAGTGGTCCAGGGAGTACCGGCTTCTTCTCGACTGTCTGGAATGGTTTCAAACACCTTCTTCATTGATCACCCTTCGTATATTGAGCTGTTACCAGCGTGTTCGAATACCTCAGCACTTACTAGACGCACACGAGGAAACTCGTCGCCTAGCAAGTTTTTGTATTTGTTGTCTGGCAGATCATGCAACCACTGACTAACATGCTCATAGACTATTTGTGCAAACATTTCACAACCAACGCCAGCAACAATGCGTAGATCACAAACACCGCTGTCATTGTATCCACCTTTGATGTCATTCATTTGCTTGAAGAAATCCAGGTGAGGATCATCTTCTGCCACAACAAAGGTATGATCAAACATGCTGTCTAGCCATGCTTTGACTTCCTTGAGTCCTCCAAAGTCTTGTACCCAGTTATTTTCATCCAGTTCGTCTGCTTCAAATACAAAGCGGAATCCTAGACTGTATCCGTGGATGGTTGAGCAATGTGAGTGTGTGGCCTTGTGTTGTCTAAAACAACAACTAAAGCCTCTGTCGTTACCGTAAGTTTTTGTACTGAATCGTCTTGCCATGATTTTCTCCTATGTTAGATTATAGCATAGGCAGCAGAATTTGTATAGCGGGATGATGCTCAAAGACCGCTTAGAGAATTATTTATTGCTAGGGCCAATGCGGTCGTCGGGAACCTGATCAAAGTAGCCTTCCTTGGCCATTCTTTGTTTCAGTTCCTCTGCACCTGCAACACGTTGTCTAAGCTCACTGGAACTGAAACTGTGATCTCGTCCGTTAAAATACAGATCAATATTACGCTTGATACAGATATTACGACCTGTAAATTCTTGACCTTCGTACTCCACACCGAGTATGCGTACATCAATAGGTAAAACAAGCAAGAGGTCTTCTAGATCTTTTTCTGTGTTATACACCCAGATCTCGTCCACATACTTACAGCCTACCAGTTGCAGTTGTCGTTCAACCACACTCTGTACCGGACGATTTTTATTAGGCCGGTCCAGCGTTGGATCATTTTGCAAAGCACAAATCAAGTACTCGCATTGTTCTTTTGTTTCACGAAGCATAGCAATATGACCTGCATGTAGAAGATCAAACGTTGAGGCTGTGAAGCCAACTCTTTTTCCATTTATCATTTCAGTTCTCCCACCAGTTTTCCCAAGGAAACACCACCCATGATGGTTCATCAAGTTTGTTAATAGTTAGCCCTACGTAGTCCACGTTCTTAAATTCACTGGCTTCGTTGTTGACTAGAACCGCGAAGCGAACAGTGTTGTTCCAGATACCTCCCCATACAGGATCATCGGGCAAACATCCACTTGCCCAATCTTCCTGTATCCAGTTTAGTGTACGACCGCTATCGTTAATGTCATCCACAATCAAGATGTTCTTGCGAAGTGCAGGGCTAGATGTGATCCGGTCAGGGTCGCGAACCGCAGGAGGCTCAGTGCCTTCGTATGGAACATAACCAAATGCGTCTTCTGCCATCCACAAATTGCTTTCAGGTCCAAGGTCAGCATCACGGAAACTGACGTTTAGTGTTTGCATAGGAATGTCGAGATAGTGACTCAACATAGTGGCAGGCACAAGTCCGCCACGTGTGATTCCTACAATGTAGTCTGGCCGCCAGTTGTCCTGTGCCATGTCTCTTACAATTTTGTGTATCCATGTTCTTACATGTTTGTCATTGTGATATAGTTTCATTTCTTGGTACCTTTATGTTATGATTAATAATGTTGTCTGGCCATTTCTTGTGTGAGATCGTGACATACAACCTTAAACGGATTTAGTGCTACTACGCCGGGCGAGATAATCTTCATTGTGTTCCCAATCTGTTCGTGGATCTCTACCTACTAAAAATCCCCATGCGCGAGTGTGTGGTCCGGGCATGAACAAGGTCCAGGCAGTCACGCCAGGATCCAGTTCAATCCGATGATAACTGTTAGCACTGCAAGTGCGAAAGTGTCCAGGCCCACGCCAGTGACGAATCTCGCCAATCTTGTGACCAAGGATGTTAAACTCTGGAATCCATTCATAGTAGCCACCTTTCAAAATCAATGTAGCATAAGGCCAGGGATGATCATGCACATCATCTGGATCACCCTTTAGAAATTTATGCAGAAATATGTTAAACGGAAAACGCTCTCGTTCTTTCAAGAACAAGTAGTAGCGTTCTAGATACGGCTCGTTGTCAAGCCTATCTGTGATGATACGTTTGCGTCCTAGCCGATCAAGCAGTTTCAACAGCATCTACTTCTTCTTTCAAATAGCGGATCAATTCCTTGTCCGTGGGTTGTACTGTGTAGTTGGATTTGAAGAATATCTCATATGAGTCGGAACCATATTTGCCTATTCCATACAGCATTGTAGCATCATCATGATCCCAAGTCAAGAAGTCTTGACTCATTCGTCGCAGTGTGTTTTGCCGTTTGTTGTACATGCCTAGTGGAGTAATCACTTCAATCACTTGTTCGGGTGTGCTTGTTAGGAACGATTCAGGATCAAGCCAACGACTTAAGAATTCAGGCAAGACCGTTTTTACTGGTTTCCTGCCTGTTTGATTCAACATGATCACACCAACCATGTGCTGCCATGCTCCGCTGATCTGTTGCTGGACCATAAGATCATCACGCAATTTTAACATTGATGCCTCCCACACTGGAGCCTTTGTAGTTGTCATCTTTTAACAAATCATTCACTTGTGTAGCGGTCAGCGGAGGAACAGCACCGTATCCTAGGTCTAGTGTCGTGCCTGTGGATGTTTGGGTTTGTGCCCAGATTGTTCCCGGAGGATAAGTTCCAGGTTGCGGCGGCCAATTGGGGCCTCCACCAGGTGGCCACTGGGGTGGTGGTACATAAGGGCCAAGCGGAACGCTCCCGCCTCCCAGACCTCCGCCAGGGTAGACTCGTTTTTGTTGTTGATCAGTTTCAAGTCTTTCCAACCTCCGGAGGATAGTGGCTTGATCATCAAACATGCGGCGCAATGGACCATTACGTCGATCGTGTTGTGTATGATTACGTGCCAGAGCCGCAATGACCATTAAATGCTGTAAGGTCTTTTGTACGCCAGGATCGTCACTGGCAATTGCTTCATCAAATAAATCAATGAATGCTTCTAGGTCAAAATCTGACTGGTCTTTTTCTCTACTTGGCATACTGGTTCCCATGTTACCACTCTGTGGCTGAATTGTCGTCTAGATATTTGTCTACCATTGCATTTGCTTCTGCAAGATCTACGGCATGTACGATAAATGTCACCATACCGTTTTTAATTGAAACATCAAATGGCACCTTACCATTGAACATAAAATTCTCAGGCTCGGATTTAATGATGCGAAATTCCTGCATCCTTCGAGCCCTCTCGATTAGATTTTGTGCGAACTCCGCAGCATTTTTCATACTATCTCCTCAACAATTCCTAATCCTTCTGCTAGAATTAGCAATGACCCTGCAATCAGTAAGTTTCCATCAATTAGAAAAACTCCTGCCACAATTCGTAATCCGCTTTTTGCCAGGCTCACATAAAAGTGTCCTCGGCTGGTATCTTTGGGTTGAACGTCTATATTCATCTTGGTGCAAAGTCCTGTTGTAGTTTGATGTTGTCAAAGAATTCCTTCTTAACACCAGCATCCTCTTTGAATGCTCCGTGTAACACAGTGGTCTGTGTCAACGAACTGTGAGCCATGATGCCACGGTTCTCACAGCATCCATGTATGGCCTGTATGTACACGCCAACATCTTTGGATCCTGTTGCTGCCATTATTTCTCGGGCGATGTCGTTGCAGAGTTCTTCCTGTAGAGTACCACGACGAGCGCACCACTGAGCAATACGAGTGTACTTGCTAAGACCAATGAGCTTTTGAGCGGCAATAATCCCGATATAAGCAACGCCACTGACAGGTTGGTGGTGATGACTGCACATACTGCGAAGCTCACTGCGTACCACAAGCATTCCTTCGTAGCGGTCTGCTGAATCATTTGGAAATGCTGTTGCGTCTGGTGCTGGTTCATATCTTCCTGCCATTATTTCGTTAAAGTACATCTTGGCCAGTCTACGTGCTGTACCTTGACTATTAGGATCGTTTTCACGATCGATCAGCAGTGCGTCTAGCACACCTTCGAATGCCACGGTGGCTTCATCAATCAGTTTATCTTTTGTAACATCTGATACGTATTCACTAATGTTGTCGCCTGCCCAGAAACGTCTGCCATCACGTTTCATCTTAGCACGGAGGTATCCACCTAGGTAACCTTCCGAATATCCGCCATCGCCTGCCATTGCGTCCAGGCCTGTTTCTTTTTTATCTGTCAATTTGATTTTCTCCGAGTTAATGACGTGGATGTCAATTGTTAATTGTAAACTTATTTAGACGAGCTGTCAACAGATTCTGGCAGGTTATTATACCATTTCCATGCACTGTTGATGATTGTTTCTAGGTCACTGCGTTCTGGACTCCAACCTAGTGTACTGCTGGATAGCACAGTTCCAGCAACTAATCTAGCTGGATCTCCGGCTCGACGATCTCCGACCACTACTTCTACAGGTCCAACATACTGTTTTACTGCATCAATGATTTCCTGGTTGCTGTAGCCTCTTCCAGTGCCTAGGTTCAACATATAATGATTGCCACGTTGGCTATCACCAAAGCTCATGCAGTATTGGATAGCCATCATGTGAGCTTCTGCTAGATCTTCTACGTGTACATAGTCTCGAACACAGGTACCATCAGCAGTAGGATAATCTGTGCCATATAGTGTGAACTCTTTATGGTCTCTCACACTCTCTAGCAAACGAGCAATGATATGAGTTGCACCTGGTGCTTGTCCTAGCTCACCATCTGCATCTGCTCCACATGCATTGAAATATCTCAAGCTCATAGCAGTTAGTCCGTATGCACGACACATGTCAGTTAGCATGAGCTCAATCATGGCCTTGCTTTGTCCATATGGACTGAGTGGATTCCAAGGTTGGTTCACTTCAATGAGATCAACGTCGGGCTCACCGTACACAGCGGCACTGCTGGAGAATATCACAACAGGCGGATGTGGTAAACTCTTTAGTACAGACAAAAACATAGCTGTCTTGGCCACATTGTTTGTGTAGTACTCTGCTGGATCTAGTACGCTAGGACCAACAAGACTGGTGCCTGCACAGTGTACAACTGCACTGATAGCTTGATATTCTGTGAGTAATTTGAAACAGTCATCACTTGCATAGTCAGTCTCAATGAACTCGTGCATGTGTTTTATTGCATGCTCGCGCCTTACCCGATCAACGCCAACCACAGCATATCCTGTATCTTTAAGAAGTTTGCACACATGACTACCAATGTAGCCAGTTGCTCCTGTTACTAACACAGCAATCATCTTAAACGTCCCTGTCCATTTCGCCTGCTTCTTTGACCAAGCTCAATACTTCGTCCAGCGTGTTGCACAGGATCTTGGCATTCACATAGTCGCCTTTTTTGTTACGCCCACCAGCTTCTAGCATGAAGCCATTGTCGTACATGTTGACAGTAAATGATTCATTTACCTTGGTCAGCTTGTCGCTGAGTTTGTTTACTGATTTAGCTGTTGCCATGATTATTTCCTATCCCCAAAAAGTTGTAATAAATTCAAGAACAAGTTGATAAAGTCCATGTACAGTGTTAATGCGCCACGCACTTCTGCAACATTGCTGGCCTCTACACTGAGTTCTTCACGAATCTTTTGTGTGTCGTAGGCAGTGAGTCCTAAAAAGATAATGATGGCTAATGCTGAGATTACCATTTGCATAACTGTTGAACCAATGAAGATATTAACAATACTGGCAATAACAATAGCAATCAATCCTACGAACATAAACTTGCCCACGCTGTCCAGGCTACGTTTGGTAAAGTAACCATAGCCACTCATCACTCCAAACAATATGGCTGCACCCATGAATGCACTCACGATTGATCCCATGGTAAACACAGCAAATATCATGGAAAAGCTCAAGCCCATTAAGGCCGCAAATCCATGCAAACATAACTGTGCAGTACCTTTGCTGGGATTGTTACCCAGCACGTAGCTGATGCCAAAGATAGCCGCAAGTGGTGCAAAGATCACAATCCACTTCAACACACCTGTAAAAAAGAATGCCAGTAACTCTGGGGTGGTGCCCACAAAGTAACTAACAATCATGGAAACTAAAACAGCCAGGCTCATGTGTCCGTAAACACGGCCCATTGCTGAATTGATTTCCTCGGCTGAACGGTATGCAATAACCCCGCCGTCTGTATAATTTGTACCAAACATTTTATTCTCCTTTAAGTACTTGTAGCATTCTATACTGTTCAAACAGTTTTGTCAAGTCGACCCATCCACCTAGCCCATCTGCTATCTGCAGAGTTTGTCCATATGCCCATGACGCTGCCGCACGATGATACAATATTTGTGTGGTGCGATGATCAACTATGGGTGCAGACTCTATTAACATTTGTGACCATAGTTCCTGATCAGAACTTTGTTTCATGTGTGTGCTTGCGATAGTCTGTGCTCATGCGCCGCATACGCTCGCCTTTACCTTGCATGATGTTCACGATACGTTCAACTGTATTGTTGGTGTGATCACTGATACGGCCTTGGTTGGCATGCGGCCTGCGGATCAGCTTTTCCAGCTTGGTGATAGCATCCTCTAGACTCCAAGGAATATAAAGTCTGTCAGGACAGTTTGCAAAGGTTTCAGGGAAACTACGATAAGCAGGATAAAGTACATTGCAACCAAGAGTGTCCGCTTCTGATACAGTGTTTGAGACCCAATCTTGCAGAGCGCAATTAAAAAGCACACGAGTGTCATTAAGGAGACGATAGTAATCATTCTTCTCCAGGTCCTCATAGATTGTGAGCAAGCCACGTGCTTGTAGGTCTCTTGTACGAGCCATGTAGCTGTCGTTGTTGCTCTTTAGTTTGGCACCAGAGAACAAGGCAAACTCCAGCTTCTCACCTGGATGGCGTTCTGCCCACAGTTCAATTAGATCCATGTAAAAGTCTGGTTGCTTCTCTTGATCCCAACGTGCGGCAAAGCCCACTCGGAATGCACGTTGATCAAATGGTCGAAGCTCGCCGCCTGGCACACGCTCACGTACTTCGCTCTTGCCAAACGCAAGTCCGGAGATGTTGTAGATAGGAGCAGTCCAGCCTGCCACCTTCATGTGCATGACCATCTCTTCGTTGGTAGCAAGTACAGCACCACCAGAGATTGTGACAATATCATTGACCATGCGTTCATAGTCCATCATCCACCGGCCCATGCCCCAAACGTGTACAAAGTCATCTGGGTCAATTGCTTGTGCCAAACAGCGCACATAGATTTTGGGACGCAGGTTATCAGGAACTTGGTTGATGATGTAGCCAAGACTTTCAAAGCCTGGTTGGAACATGTCTTCAAAGTAGATCACATCCTCGCCAGTTACTTCGCCTTGTTGCATCATACGAACCAGGTTCATCGTCTGGCTCATGCTAAAGTAACTGCGACCATGTGCGTCCAGCACCTGACCCACAACAATCTGCTGACTGTTGTCTAGGGTCTCGCCGGGCACATAGACCACATCTAGTCCACGTGCATCAAACACACGCCGGTTCCACTCTGTGAGTTGCAGAGTATATCGAGCCTTGTAGCTCTCCAGGCCCATGTAGTATAGCTTACGCATTATCGATTTCCTGAACGATAGTTGTTGTATCCACGAGGACCATTGGTATCACGTGGTTTGAATTTGTTACGATCGTCTTCCTTTTGGAACCAACGATTCTTCACATACTTGCCATCACGCTTGCGCATGAAGTCTTGATAGGTGATACTGCGTTCGTTGTAGAGATCACGTTCATCAAAGATATACCCGTAGTTTACACAAAAGGTGCGTAGGTCCTCAAGATCATCGTAGATCTGCGATACTTCTGGCTTCATTTGTAGATATTTGTTGAGCCATTTTGGTTGTGCCATTTTAGTTTCTCCTATCAGGCGTTAAGTGTTTGTTCGGGGGTACGTGGATCGCGGTACACAATCTCACAGCCATTTTCATCATCCTCGCTAACACTGATAATAACATGTCTGCCAGGATAACGCAAGTTGATTTGGGAATATAGGTCGTCTGCAATCATTTCGCATGACTTGTAGTCAAGTGCTAGGACGGAACCGTTACCATTATACAGTGCCTCGAGCCATCGCTTGAATTGGATGAACTCAATATCTCTGTCGTTATGGAACACAGAGATGGCCACCTTGAAATGGAAAATATGGCGATGAGGATTAGCCAGGAACGCAACATCAGCCAGTTGTGGATCAGTGGCTGCTGCCGGATACTTATGTATGCCTTCTTTTTGGAATCTCACCCAGATCATACGATCTGCCATGTGACTGTTGATGCCGGTTTGTTCTCGGTCTGACTGGGTGGTCATGCTAACAGTCCTTCGCACATGGTTTTGATGTGTGCTTCTTCTAAAAAGAATTGATAGGTGCTCGTGTTTACAACTTCACCTTGGTCGTTGTAGCACTCTCCAGTGAACTCTAGGCACTTGAGAGTGCTTGGGCTCACGCAGTTGAATACTTTTGCATGTAGTTTAAAAGCCTCTTCGTCTCTTATATAAAACTCTTTCATTTGATTACCTCATCTTGTGTGTATTTAGACCAGTCTGTGAATACAGCACGATTTTTTAGTTCGTGCAAACTATGACACCAAACACCAGGATTAGTTGCCTGGAAATCTTTGTCGTCAATCTTGATAGTTGTGTTATAATTGTAGAGTTTAGCATAGGGTAATTTTACACTGATCATTGGAATAAAGCGATCGTGGTCAATCAATGTGCCTTCTAGTAGACCTTCTGCCGCACTCACATCAACATCCAAGGTACACCAGGCGCCATGCATGAGGCAAACACCAATCATGTTTTCCCAGCGTGTCCATTCGTCACTGTTGTTAACTGCTAGATTGGGGAAACTTTGATTAGCACCAAAGTAGATATGCTCGCAGTTGTTTTTCTGTGCGGCCGCTGTGATTTCTGTTGAGTCCTGAACACCAACCACAAACAGAGTACGCATGCCATATGCAGGGCTGTGTTCTACTTCGGTACCAACAAAAAACTTTACACTGTCGTGTCCATCTCTATTCATTTGTTCTTTTCTTCCTGCTCTAGTTTGTTAAGGCGGGCAATCTCGTCTTTGTATTGTAGCTTCTTTTTCTTGAGTTCTGCAACCTTTGATTCGTCCGCATGTGGATGTTTTTCCATTTCATGCAGTTGTAGCTCTAGAACTCTGTGTGCTTCTTGTAGGTGTTTGATTCTAACTTCGTAAGATTCTATTTCAATCTCCTCTGTTTGCTCTTTCAAGAAGGTTCTCCAATGCATTTTCGTCCAAAGTTTCTTCCACTTCCTCATTTGTAGTCTCCTCTACCACTTCAAATAATACATCAAACATGGGTCTTGCGCTAAATGTTTTTTCGCCTTTGAATCCACGAGTTCCAATGATCTGATTCCAGTATCCTGTTTTGCTTGAATACATGGGAGTTTCAATGATATCCAATGCAGCCTGTTTGGTTGGCGCAGAAAATATACGTTCCACAATGTCTGTAAAGTACTCACCATCACCAGTGTCTAGCTCATGTCTCATCATGTAAGGATAACGCCCAGCATCAAATTCACGATTGGCACGTTGTACACTTTCAATATGAGTCCATACATTATGACCCATCAGTAGCATGTAGCTAAAACTATCCCAGGACGTTTTGCCTTCTTTGCCATTCTTGTTTAGATCACCTGGATTGTACACACAGATATCTTTCATTTGACACAGCGCACTAATCGGCGACTCATCAAAGTAGTGGATCAGTTTGTCCTGTAGGATAGCATCACGATAGCCACGAGTATCGGTAGCATACTTCTTGTCATCCACAATAGGACTCATCCTATAGGACCACTTGCCTTGGTGTGTGAGATCAATCTCGTGATACACCTGACCATTGGCTGTGGCGAGGAATGGGCTGGCACAATCAAAGGATATAGTAAAATTCGGATTAACGTGTTTCCTAACAGCCCTTTGAATCACGGTGAGTAGCACAGCCCATTCCAACTTTGAAGTACCCAAGAAGTGCATCCAATCATGAACACCTTCTTGCAGTAGATTATCGTAGCGCAGTGTAACCAGTCGCTTGAGAATCAACTGTATGTCACACATGTTTTGTCCACCCATGGCCCAGCCATCAAAGTGTGTGTCGGGATATTTCACCGGATCACAATACTCTTTCATGATATCGTACCAGGCATCGGCGTTGGGATGATTATCACCTTGTAGCACGTTTAGAATACGTGTGCCGCCATTCTTGTAACCTTTACGGTTCTTCATGAAGTATTCGTTGTTGTACTTGGTAGCATCAACTGCTTGTGATAGTGTTTTAATGCCACAAGCATCACTGGCTTTCTTGTCATGGATGACCCAGGTCGGAATATCCAAGGTCATGGCATAGTCACTAATACCGTCTAACCATTTGAGAATAGCTGATCTTTTCTTTTCTGCCTTGGCACAGCCCGAGTTGGCTTTCCAGTCGCCTTCCCACAAACCCTTGGCAATCTGGAATCCACCCGAGTCACCCAGCATGAACGTGCCTGGCTCGCGAGCTCGTACCATGTCCTCAGACCAGTCTTGTTTGTTTAGGTCTAGGTTAGCATGTCCACCGGAATACAAACTCCACTTGTATGGAAACAATGCTTTAGAACTGTTGAGCCAGTTCATCTGTTCCATGTCTGGCATGCCTGTGGGCATACGTGTGGGTTCTACATAAGGACCGTTTACTAGATCTCTTTGCTTGCCCACAAAGGTAGCATAGAAACCAGAGATAGCCGGAAGGAACACAGCATAGTCATTCTGCTTGGCAGTGAAATTATCTTGATTAGGCTGGTTGCTCATTCTTTTTTTCTTCTAGTGTTAGTATGTCCATGATCTTAAACTGCTCGTAGGCTTGTTTAAGACCAGGATGGCGTTCCATGCGTTGCAGAAGATCACGTTCTTCTTCCATCTTGTACCTAACCCATTTAATGGCTTCTTCGGCAGTGGGCTCTAGTCCTACTGTGGCATAGCTGGTACTCAAGTTGAGCCAGCTTGATCCGTCAAACACCTGCAGGTCTGTTCCATTGATGCGCATCATACCTTGCATGGGATTGTTTACGTTTGGGCTAACATACGGAACACTGGTATTACCACCAGTTACTGTTATGCCGCCAACGCCTTGCAAGCCTTTGATCATTTCTGGTGTGCTGGTAGCAGATATGTGTATGCGCAGATACCACTGTCCACAGTGATCTGTAGCACACCTTCATCGCTGATCTTGAGATGCTTGTCACCAGCCAGTCCAAGGATACTGATCACAGCGCCAACTGGCCAACACCAGTTTTTAGTGAATGTACCACTTACCCCGTCAGCAAACACAAAGTTACCTGCATGGCTTGAGTGATCACCAAAGTAGAACTTCAACTGGTTGTTTTCAATCTTGGGTGCAAAGGTTGTTTCTTCACTGTTTGCTGCCGCTTGGTATTTCATCTTTTGGAAACTTGCCACAGTTGGAGTAATTTCCACAGTCCACTTGACCTGCTTCATCTTTACTGTTTTTAGTTTGTCGTTAACAACTGCCGCTTCCATAAAGCGATAATCATTCTTGAAGTCACCGTTCTTGTTTTCAAAGTGGATACCAACGGCAACAGTGTCTGGTCCTTTGACCTGTGTGTTGATACTGAGTTTGGCATCTTCTCGGTATTCAGGAATACCAAGGATAGTGTTTAGCTTGCCCAGGTTAGGCATACCGAATGTGCCCACAAACTCTGGTACAGGATTGTTAAATTGTGCTTGTACGATAACACTACGATCCTCACTCAGTGAGTCAAGGGTGGTTGTGTTAGCATCCCCAGTTACTTTAACTAGGTCAATAAAACCTAGGCTGTGTGTATGTTGTACGATGTCTTGTAAATAATCTTTCATTGAGATTCTCCTATAGGGTTGATTTTAGATGATGTATTTAGATTTGTCAACGGCATTGAGTAAATTATTCAAATGTAAACAGGCTATCAAATGTGGTTGCAATATCTGTGTTCTCTGGAATCTTCCAGTCCAACACACCCAGCAAGTTTTCTACCTTTTGATCCACAATGGTTGTTTCCATCAGCGCATCATCAAACGGCAGTTCTTTGAACCAGGCAGGAATGTGTGACTCATCGGTTGGATAGCCCACAGACGTATAGCCCAATGCATTGTCTTTGAGCTTGCACACAATGGTTTTCATGCCATCAACAATGCTTTGGCTGTAGTTGTCGCCATGCATGCGTTTGAGGTTGTTCCAGTTCATGGCTGCTCGCACATGCCCTGGCATGTTGGCACGACCCAGCCTTGCTTCTTCGGCTGAATACTTGGTCAAGTTGTTCACACGTTTGGGTGTGCCTTTTTCCCACGCAGGCCGGCTTTGGAAAGCAATCTTGAAGTCACGCACCTTGTCATAGATGCCTTCCTTCTGTCCGCCTGTTAGCACATCCAACAGCAGTTCACTCAAGAAGTCTTGCACAACCTTGGGAGTGTCTGAACGCTTCAGATCCAAGCCCATGGCCTTGACCTTGCCTGGCTTGCCATGTGTGTCCAGCCTATTGCCTTCAAGGTCATAGATCAATAGTGCATAGCGTTTCTTCTTGATAAACAAACTTTTCTCAGCCACCAGTTCTCTACCACCTTTGATCAGCTCACCCATGCTACGTGGACAGTGACAGGCCCGTTCCATAAAAGCAGGGAAGGAGGCGTTCACTTGATCTGCAATATTGTCGTAGAGTTGAACACAGATGCTTTTGTTCCACTCCATCCTGCCAGCTTCAACATCTTCCTTGATCGCCGGCCACGCACTGAAGTACGCAGAGTCAGTGTCTCCATAGATGATACTCTTGCCCACATGATCGTATTCCCCAAAGATGCACTCATTGATATAAGCATCCATGTGCCTAGCAATAATTCGTCCAGTGAGTGTGGTACTCTGACCAATTCTTTTATCGAAGAAACGACAACCTGGGTTGAGGATGGCTCCGTAGAGACTGTTAAGGTTAATTTTCTTGACCAGCTGTCGTTTATCCCAGAATGCTTTGTCTTCATCTGTAGTTGCATCCTTCTTCTTGGTCTGCATCTCTTGACGTTCACGATACCAGCGTTCTAGTAAACCTGGGATAATGCCTTTCTTTTCATGGGTCATGATAGTGCCGTTGGCAGTAAGGATCCAGGGTCTGTTGCTGTCAAATATCAGCCGCCAGATTTCTGCCGCACTATGCACTGTGGGCGCTTGGCCTTCCCAGTCAATGGTAATTTCTGTGCCTGCCTGTGTTTCCATCACAGCAGTGTATTCAAGGGTGCCAAACATGTTTTCCCAGGCATCAGCAAAGCTAGAACCCGAGTCCATCTTGTCCTTGATATACTTGTCGGTCATTATCGGCCGGAGTTGGCCAACAATCGTTTCTGGGCCCATGTTGCAGGCTCTAATAGCCGAGGGATAGAGCGAGTTAATGTCAATTGCGCCAACCCAGTCGTGCATTCCTTTTTTGGGGAAAGCAACATAGGCACCTGCGGCTTGCGTGTCACCTTGATCATCTCTATTTCTCCTGTTAGGTACAATCAACCCAAGTTGATGTGCTTCGTTAATAATAGCTTGCTCGGTAACTGCCACAGCACCCATGGTGGTCTGTAGCAACACGGTATTTTCATGTGCCAGCACGTTGGCTAGATCCAAGAACTTTAGTTTCTTGTCCAGCTTGTTCAACAGCATGGTATCTTGTCTGTTGTACACAATAAACTCTTTGAAGTCTTTGTTGTACAGCTGATCCAGTGTGCCTTCATACTGTGTCTTGCGCTCGTCTAGTTCATACTCTGAAATAGCATCCAGACTATAACTGTGACGTTCTTCGTATGTGTACTTGCGATACAACTGCATGTAGTCAAGATGCACACGACCCACAAGATCAAACGTGAGTGTTTCGGCACCAAAGCGTTCAAACATACGTTGCTTAGGCACCTGCCCCCATAGGCACATTCTGCGTGTGTCATCCTTACTGAGCACACGAGTGATACGCATTGTGGTATAGGGAATATCAAAGCCTTCACTGTTCCAACCACTCAGGATGTCTGCATCGTCAATGAGATCCAAGAAACTGTTCAGTAGATCTTCTTCACGTTCAAACAAGAAACAGTTTTCAAACTGATCGCAGATCTCTTGTGCAGTTTCCCAGCTCATGCTCTTGGGTGGAATCACCAGAGTAATAAGTTTTTCCATCCAGTCCAAGTACAACGAAATAGCAGTGATAGCATTGAATGGGTCTTCTGGTTTTGAGAAGCCTCGCAGTGGATCAAAGTCCACCTCAATGTCAAAGAACGCTGTTTGCAGTTTGGGACTTGTGGAATTTAAGTAGTTGGTCTCAAGGCATCTGTGTATGGGATTGATATCGCTTTCCCAGATGCGTTTGTTGCTGTTGACACGCAGTTCCTTTTGATACTCTTTGTTGTTGCGTGAGTGGAATCTGCTTACAGGTGTTCCATAGATTGTGCGGAACTTGCCTCTAGGGTCGTCATAGTAAAATATGTATTCGGCTGGGTATTCTCTATACTCCCTCTTGCCGTTCACACGTTCTACCACATGTATACGATCTTTTGCTCGATCGTAGAGAGCGTCTACATAACTCATATTTTTCTCCTTTGTGCGACTTTGAGCTCACACACACTCTACCTGCCGTTTCATGTCCGGCGCGACAAAATTATTTATTGCATTAACATTCTTGCCAAACCTACTGAGTCGATTGTGGTAAGAAGGATGTAATTAGCCAGCATACCAAAGGAACCGCGACTATAAGCACACCCAGCGTATATAGCACAACCTGCAATCCAGACTGGGTACATGTAAAGAAGGGGTGGATTAGGCACGGTCGCGGCCATAGTGATAGAACAGCCAATAGATATAGCCCAAGCAAGGACCTCAAAACAAAAACGAACTCGATCGCTTTTGTAATCTTCTCGGATCCAGTTAGCGGTTCCACTTAATATATCATTCATTAATCTGCATGCCTTGTGATAAAATTAGTTCTAATGTTTTGAGCGCCAAAATATTCTTTTACAGTCTGGATGACTGTTTCAATATCAAATTTTTTACAACTAAACACATCAAAGTATGCGGTATAGTTTGGCTCAATAAAGTGCCCTGTAATGTTACTGGTTGTTATCAACTGCATTAGGCTGTAGCCTTGTTTAGGATCATTGGGTAATAGAAATTCAATTATAGGATCTCCATGAGGTGTCATGTCTATCCGTTGCACAAGATCTTTAACAAAAGCCGCAATGTTCTCACGGCTTTTGATACCTTCGTTACATCCACTGCAATCAAGCATCAAGTGATAACCAAAATATTTCAAAGAGTCTTGCCTACGGTTTCAAGTATAGTGTTAAGCTCTTCGTGGTCTTGGTTGTGTTTGCCCAGTTCGGCCTTGTGTGCAATACGCACTGCCTTTTTTAGCACAGCAGGTTTGATTTCCATTTCCTCTGCAATGGCTTTAATTGTGTCGTTAAGGCCTTCGTTGAGAGTTTCAACTTCTTGCATGACCTGCATGCCTTCATTGATAAGTTGAGTAAGTTTTGCTTTTTCGGCTGAGCCGAACATACGTGCTGACATTGAATATCCTCCAGTTGATTAATTATACAGTTTGTTTTAAGAATTAGCAACTCGCAGTTTCGCCAATCTTGCCTTTTCAAGAATCTTGATATAGACCCAGCCTATGTCAAGTTCAAACCAGCGTCTGCTCAGCCGCGGATTAGCAGCGTCAAGATGGTGATTGCTGTGAAGCTCTTCACCGCCAACGACAATGCCAAAAGGAACCAAATTTCTACTTCTGTCTCTAGTCTGTCCATTACGATACCCCCACCAGTGTGCAAGACCATTTATAACTCCCGCGGCCCAGAACGGGATCCAGAGCATCTGTATGCCCCATAGTACTAATCCTAAGATGCCAAACAACCAGAGATTGATCAGCAACATGATCATGATGCCTAGTCTGCTGTGTTTTGCGTACACATTGTTTTCCATCCAGTCATCTGGTGTGCCCATTCCATACTGCGCCAGCATTGCAGTATCTTTGCTGGCAGCATGATATAATAAAGCACCACCAAACAACACACGCCAGATACCAAACACATGAGGCGTGTGTGGATCGCCAGGTTGGTCACTGTGAACATGGTGCTTGCGATGTATGGCCACCCATTGCTTGGTAATCATGCCAGTTGTGATCCATAACCAAAAGCGCATGAAATGAGATACCGCAGGATGGAATGTTACTCCGCGATGTGCTTGACTACGATGTAGGAACAAGGTAACACATACAATAGTGATATGGGTTACCACTAGAGTATATAAGAGTGGATTCATTGTAATATTTATTGGGATAAATGGTTAACCGTTATTTCTGCTTTGCCATTACTTTTTTAAGAAGGTTAACTTTGTACTTTGTTTTTTCAGTTTCTAGAGCAGGAAGTATTTTGTATTTTTGATCTATCTCATGATTTGTGTTAGTCAACAAATCTCCCGCAGGCACTCCAAATCGTTGGTAATAAAAATATGCCCACATTGCAGTTTTACGTGCAGGCCAATGTTTGGCGTTTAATTCTTTGGCTTTTTTAAAACAAGTTTCAAAATCTAATCCTGTTCGAGAGTTGCGCCACGGATGCAGAGTAACTAGAGTGTCCGACAATCTAGATGTTTCGTTAGTTAAAATTTCGTAATCATGGCTGGCATATTCATGATCTAAAAAACTGACATAATAAACATTAAAGAATTCCTTTGGAACAATGTACAATGGTTCAATCTTCCAGTCGTCCAGCGGGTTTTGATCACTTGTTGCCCATTTATCAAACTTTTCAAAGTCTTCTTCGGTGTCATGTGGTAATCCAAAAATAAATGCAGAGTGTGTGGTAATATCTTTCCATGATGATTGTTTTAACCCACGAAGGAAATCAAGTTGATCATATGGATCCATGCCTTTGCCGATGCTCTTTGCACTTTTTGTATTCAGTGTTTCTATACCAAACGTAGCAGACTTCAGTCCTGATTCTTTTAAAATTTCTGCAGTCTCAGGAAATCTAGACATTAGGTCAAGTCGTAGATAGCTTGTAAACTCTAGCTTGAATGGCAACTTGCTATAAACTTCATCGTATAAAAATTTTATTTTATCTGCACTGTCATTGTATGTGTCATCACTGAAATAGTATCTTGTGACTCCATGTTTTTGATAATTTTGACTCAGTTCATCTTTTAATACCGCGGCTTGCTTGACCCATTCGCCTTTGGTTTTACCGTTCAACGGAAATCCACAAAATTTACATTTAAATATACATCCTCTAGCAGTTTCAATGGTTAAAGTTTCGTTGTCAAGTACTATGTCATCTTCGTGATAGATAATTTGCGAAGTTGTAAATTGATCGTATTCTTTATTGGCTATGTAATTACTATAAAAACTTAACGGAATAGGAGTCTTCTCACTATTCACCCATTTGGTATAGGTTATAATCTCTTGGTCAACATACCCTTCAAACTGCACAAATCCAAATGCAGAAAGGTCCCACGATCGAGACCCACCAATCAAGAATTTAATGTTAGGTTTTAAGTACCTAACGAAATCTACAAAAGATCTTATTCCTTGTGTTAGTGTGTCATGAGAGTAGTTTGCCTTCACCAATTGTTTTTCTGCATAGTATGGCAAGCCAAATATGTGCCACAAGAACGACCCACTGATGCCAATCCAAAGGGTGTTCCTGCCAATTGCTTTTGAAAGTATTAGTTTTAACGTTGAATCTAGTCTAGTGGTTGAATTTGAAAATGCTGTAAGGTCAATGCAAAGAACGCTGTAGTTATTTTTTCTAAGTTCAGTGGCTATTCTGAAAGGCCCGCCAGTTTTAGATAAGTGCATTTCGTCATTGCCATATAGCAATATGCATTGATACATTAAGGGATTCTTTCTTTGATGATTTCTATTATTTGTGGACTGAGCACAACTTCATAATGATTATAATCAACATCAACCAATTCCATATCTTTGTGCGCACGTTGACTTGCCAGGGTGACCACACCGTCATTGGGTTCAATGATCCAGGGTGCTGACCCCTTGGTAGTGACAAGATTAGTCCATGGCCATGTTATGTGAATTTTTTCAGCCTGTTTCATAGGCTCACTTCTTGGGCCTATATCCTTGAGTAATCGACTGAAAAAGTAAAAATACTTGGCATAATCTGCCACTTCTGCACCACCATAGGGTGTGCTTAGTGTGACTGCACCTTGCACACGATCTCGATAGTAATCTGCAATATGCAGTGCATAGATACCACCAAGGCTATGACAAACAAAAAACATTGAATCAACCGATCCAAGTTGTTCGATCATGATGCCTAGATTGTGATCAAACCCATCGCGACTATCATATTCTAGCACAATGTCATCACCGGGCATCTGAGATCTAATATAGTTAAAACTCTCGCCAGTGGCGCTGGCACCATGTATGTACACTGTTTTCATTTCCATATCACCATTTTAAATCTTTCTTTTACAATGCGAAAGTAGTTGCACTTCCAGTCGCTTTGTGCAAAAAAATCTAGACCATGCCATTCATCCTTGCGCTTGAGTAGCTGTTGTGCCGCGTCGTCCCAGTCTATACTATTTAATTTTGGCTGTACTGACTCTTTTATCTCGGCGGCTTCGGTGTAGTCAAAGCAATCGTACTCCCAGTGCAGTATTTCAAATGCATTACCTTCACGATCTACCCAGTCCATGCTAAAGTCTAGGCCCCACTTGGGACGCATAGCACACAGCTGATGTACTCTTGGAAGGTCACCGGCCCAGTAGCGCAGTTGTGCCAATGCACCTTCTCGATAGCCTTTTCGTTCAAACAGCAGGCTGTGGTTTAGCACAGCCCCTTCTAGTTTTTCTTCTTGTGCGAACCAATCTTGTTTTAGTGCAGTCCGATGACTACGATGTGGCTTGGGTGTGTTTTCGTTTGCACCAGCGAATTCTTTTTCTAGATCAGTAAGGTCGTAGCCATTTTGATCAAACAATGCTAGGTCATCCGCAGTAGGTTTAAACACCAGTTTACCAATCGAATTGATCCAGTATCCTTCTGGATTAAATTGATTCGTGGTAAGAGTGAGATCTCGCATGCAGGCTCCTATCGTGCCGCATTAAGAATTAACTGGCAGGTGCAGCTATTTTCTTAATGTCTTTGATATCTGCTTTGGTTTCATGCAGTAGTTGAGTAGCAATGGTTAGATGGTGATGTAGTTCGAGCCACCATGTTGCTATGTCGTATATTTTTTTCAGGATCCACATCCACCATATGATGCAGGTTGCAACCCCCCAGGTAATGATAACTTTAACTGCCATATCCCAGCCGACGAAGTTTTTGTATTCGAGTATAGCAAATGCAACTACTATAACCATTACACTGAGCACAGTGTATCTAGACCACCAGCTGCACTGGGTTGAGAATCGTCTGGAGCAACTCATTTCAGTGTGGCTCTCAACTGCCATGAATGCTTGCGATGTGCATCCATGCGCTCTGCTAGGAAGTTAGCAAGACCATCTTCTCCTGCGGCAGTGGCAATGTCGAAAGTCAACTTTAGTAGTTTGGTCATTTTATCCGAATCGGCCAACAGTTCTGACAGCATTGCTTGGGGTGGTAGTATTTCGGATTCGTCATCAATCTGGCTCAGCATGCTGAAACGACCATAACTTGCAGGAGTGTATGCATTCAGCTTGCGTATGTTTTCTGCAAATGGATCAATACTGCCGTATACTTCTTGGTAGATGTTTCCAAATAAATCGTGTAGCTCTGCAAAGTGTATGCCTTCAACATTCCAGTGGAAGTTGTGCGCCTTCAGATAAAAACTGAATTCACTTGTAAATGCTATCTTCAATGCGTTAACTAATTTATCCATGATCTAGTATTTATGCTCACTTAATAGTTTCAGGGTAGCGAATCCTTGTCTAGCGCAGCAGCCGCGCACACGGTCCTAAGGCTGTGTTCTTTACCTAATCCTTTACTATAGGACCACCTGTGATCCACAGCTCACAGCTACGTGATCCAGCACATTTAAAGTGCAATAGATTACAATAGCCTAGGTCGGCTGCTTCACGTGTTTTTTCTGCATCATATGCTTGTGTACCCATGCCGTCATGGATACATTTGTACATACTGTCTGAAATATTAAATGCAGCACAATTCTCACACTTCATGGTCTGTGCTGTTTTTTCATCTATCTTCCATTGCCGGGCTGACTGTTTCCAGTAGTTACCTGGTTTGTCAGGGTTGGCAGGACCATAGTGATGCTGGTCAATCGCCACTTGACGATTCTTTACATTGACTTCTAGATCATGAGTAGCAATAGGACACCCTTTGCTAACCGCTTCTATTAGACTAATATAGCTTCTCATATCAGCAGTTCCATTTGCGCAGAGCTAGAGTTTTGCGTGTGGGTTTGCCGTTGGGTTTTTTTGCAGGCCCTTTAACGCCTGACATTCTTGCACAGAAACTTTTACGGCGCTTGGCAGCTTTAGATCCTGGTTTGAGTTTGCTTGGCTTGGTAGTTACCGCTGTTTGTAGTTTACTACCTGGATTCTCACGACGATAGCTGGCTACACCTTTTGCGTTGAGTCCACCTTTTTTGCTTTTTCCTTCTTTACGACGCCAGGCGGCGGATTCAGCAAGCAAGACGGTATCATCAAAGGACTCAAGATCTTCCCAGATCTGTTCAGCATCAACACCACGAGCCAGTGCAAGACTTTCAACCATGTGTTCAATCATGTCAAACTGCTCGTCTGGTGTCATGCTTTCTGTTATATCTTCATTTTTGGCAGTTTTGGCTGCATCTTTCCAGGCCTGAGCTGTGGGTGCTTTGGGACTGCTGGCAGGCCTGCTGGTGCCGGCCTTTTTTCGCTTGTTCACGTTGTAGTAAAGGCCGTGCTTGGCTTCTTCTTCAACGCTTTCATTGGGCACACAGTTACGCACTTGTCCGCCATTCCGACCCTTTTTAGTACCTTCGGCATGTTTGCCAGGCCAGCATTTGGTTACGCCGTTTGAATCCTTAGCACCTTTTGCGATCTCGTTGAGATTACCATGTGACTCACACATGCCACAGTCTTCACAGACCATTTCCATTTCAATGGATTCGTTGTGTTTTTTCTTGCCGGCACAATGTGCCTTTTGTGAGAAACCTTTAGGATGACTGCAATTGATACTGCTCTTGTACTTTCGACTCCAGCCTTCTTTAAATTCGTAACCGTCTTCCATCATGGATTTTGCTGCACGGTCTACTGCTTCGTCGATGCTTTCTTTGGCCATGTAGTTGTCTGATGAACCACTTGCGCTGTAAGGACCACTGTCCATAGAACCAGAATGTCCTGTATCGGACGCTGGAGTTTTTTCTAAATAGTCAGGGTTTTTAGGTTTCACACGCTCAATACTAAATTCATAAAATTTAATACCTTTACTCTTTAAAAACTTTTCTAGTGCAGCTGATGCTTGCCCTGGAGATTTAAAACTGTTTCCTAGGTTGATGTCTTTGGTGACAGTATTGCCATCAACCTTAAATGTAACATGAGCAACGATCTCTGGTAAGAAATCTTCACCAGATGGAGTACTTTGTGCATGGGCACCACTACCGCCTAGTGCCATAGCACCTGCCAAGGCCGCACCACCCAGTGCTGACTTCCAGCCTTCGTCTACACTTTTTTCTTTTTTCAGTTTCTCAGTTTCTCTGCGAGCCTTGTCACTTAGGTTTGTTACCCTGCCACGACCGTCTTTTTCTTTGCTAACCTTGCGCCAATCGGACTCATCTCTCCAGCTGGTAACTTCACCTTTTTCATTTTTAGTTTCAGTGCGTTCTTCCGCCATACCTTGCTGACCGTACATATCCATCAGTTGTCGAACATAAAAATTATAAAAACCACGACGGCCGTTGTATTCTCTGTCTCCCAGCACAGTCTTTAGTGCGGCTACCGCATCATTTGATTCTGACCCACGCATTATTTTTAGTGCATCCGTCACAAGTGAATCAACTTGTTGTGTGTTTTCCGCCACACCTTGCTTCATACAATGTTTTAATTCTGCTAATGCTTCTTCTGCATTATCAAAACCTACTACATCATACCCTGACGCATAGTGTTTTACATACCAATTACCATTGCCTG